CTATTTTATTTTTTCTATCTCTTCTTTTAGCCAAGAAATTTCACGTTTGGTGTATATTCTTTCGGTGAGATCACTTATCTCATGACCGACCATGTACTTGATGGCGTACTCATCGACTTTATATTTCTTCGCCATTGTTATAAAGTGCTTTCTACCATCGTGAGGCTTGTGTGTAGGATTCAGATGAAGGTTATCTCGAACTGTATAGTATCGGCTTTTAAATTTGTCATACGTCAGCATTAGGTCGTTGCTTTTAGTGAATTTTCCCGTGGCATTTAAGAGATATTCACTATGTAGCTCGACCGCTTCATCGTATTTCTTTTTTACAAGGTCTAAAATTTTGGAGTGGATTGGAACGATTCGGTCTATACCGGCATCCGTTTTCATTCCGCCAGAAAATGTTCCATTTTCCAAGTCGACATTTTCGAGCCTTATCAATCCAAGCTCTTGAGGCCGCCATCCAGAATAGCACTGTATAAGGATTGTCTCAATTGTCGGAAAACGGTCTATGTTGTTCCACAGGGTTTCCATTTCTTCTTCGGTGTAAGGGATATGGGCGTCTTTCTGTGAGTCTTCGTTTTCTTTTATGACCTCGTCAGACACGTTGAACGTCCTGGCATAGTTTTTATCTACGATTTCATATTCCAGCGCATAGTCAAACATGACGTTGAACATTGACTTGATTTTTAGTTTGAGACTTGGCGTTGTGTGGCGCTCTATACCTTTCACTATGCATGTTCCATCTTCCATACAACCTTTGATATGACGAGGTCGAACGTCCATAGCACGCATGCTGTATATGGCGGAACAATATCTCCAACACATTTCCATGTTTCGAAAGCTTTCAGGATTTTTAAGTTTCTTTTTATGATCTTCGCTCCACTTAGCAAACAGCTCACTCATGGTAAGAGCTAAGTCCAGGTCATATGGGTTTTTATGATATTCTACAAGCGCGTTGTACGCATCGTTATATGTAGGAAAAAATGCATCAGGCTTTAATAGCTTAGATATGGGTTTACCTTTTTCATCTTTGCCAACCGTAACCATAACCCGAAAAGGGTTTTTTAGGTTACGGTTTTTTATTTTACTGATTTGTCCGAATCCGTTTGGCAGCCGTTTTCTCTTGTTGTTTTTGCTCCTTGGCTTCCGAGCCGGCGCACCATCTTGCAACGGGTATCCGCAGTGTGGGCATGACAAAGCCTTATCGCTTACTTGCAGTTCACACTCAGGGCATTTTATGAGCATTATTTTCACCTTTTATTTTTCATGATTTTACTGGCTTTGGTCTCGGTGTTCTCGATCTTATACACCAGCTTCTTTAGTTGTAAAGCTCCGGCGATGATGAGACCAAGTTTAATAATACCTTTTGTTTCAATTTTGTCTTCGTGGTTTATCTCTCCTCCGTTTAGAGTGTAGACTTTATTTAGATATTTGGCCGTTCCATAAAGTTTCTTTCTCATATCGCTACCTCCGCAATAATTGCAACGCCTCTTATGAAGGAGGTCATTGCTATGACTGATGAAAAAATTCTGATGAAAAAATTAGATGAAATGGTGCTAAAAGGACATGGTGAAGAGTTGGTGTATGCTTGCAGTATTGCGGCGGGCGCGGCTATTGGAGGATATCAAAAGGGCGAACGTAGGCGAATACTAGCAGCGGCAATCATCGGTGCAATTAGTTTTATGTGCGCAAACGAGATTAAAGAGAAGATCAGAAAAAATAGAAATAGCAAAGACGAAAGCGAAGAAGGGTCCTGACAAGGGCTCTTCTTTTTTATAAAAGAGGTATGCAGAATGAAACTATTTTTAGATGAAGAAGAAAAAAGCCAGCTAAGGAGGCTTAGGCAGCTAGAAAAGGCAGGTGTACGAAGAATGACGCAGGATGAACTGAAAAAAATAGAACACGCTGAGCGAATGCATTCTTATCGACTGAATTTGGGACTTTCGATATTTGCTCTGATAATATCGTTGCTTTCACTTATTCAAAAATTTTTCCTATAAGGCAACCGAGAAGAGAGTCTGAGCCAATGCTTCCGAGAAATGATATAATGATTGCGATAATAGATATTATAAGCGGCCAACGACGGTAAAATTCTTCACTCTTTTGACGTTCGTAGTCATCCAAGAGTTCGTCGCTTAGAATGACTCTTGTGTCGTCTGTAAAATCGTAATCGGAGAAATCAAGCAAACCCGGTCTGAACTTCTCCTGTAAAGCGTAATAGTCTGAGATGTCTGCCTTTTCTAACACCAAACCTAGTGTTTCATGTCTGACTATTGTATCGCATATTCTCATTTGCTCTTTAGTCACAAAAAAATTTCACATCTTTTCATTGGTTGATTTCTTGTTGAATATCATATAAGATGATGTAGGAATTGTCAACTCCTACACAAAGTTGAATCTAGATAAGAGCATCGGTATGATAAGCAGCAGCACATCAACCTGTCCTACGTGCGGAGGAAAATTAAAACCATATGATAAGGTTCTGCGTATTGTACGTACGAAAGGCCGCAAAACAAAACGTGTTTCTATAAGACGCCTCCGCTGTACCGAATGTGGGGGCCTACACAGAGAGATTCCTCAATACATATGTCCGTATAAGCAATATGAGAAAGACGTCATACAGGGCGTCCTGGAGGGGCTTATAACCTGTGAAACCCTCGGCTATGAAGATTATCCCTGTGAGATGACAATGCGTCGATGGTTGGCTTCGCACAAATTGCGTCTCCTTTTATGGAGAAATCCATAAGTATCAAGGAGGAATTGTAGAATGAAACTCGTACCGACAGAACACATACCGGGAAGGTGTGCGAAGCATGATTTGCAGAAGCTCATTGAAGAATTTATAAATGGTGAAGCTAAAGTTGTGAATGTAGACTTTAATGAACACGATTATAGTTCCAGTAAGAGCTGCGCTGGGTGCTTTCATAACGCCATAAGACGGTCTGGATATTCAGTTAAGGTATGTAGGCGTGGCGACAAGGTGTTCCTTTATAAAATGTGATTTTTCAAGAAAGATTGAGCTCTGAACAAGGGCTCTTTCTTTTTGCGCAAAATTTACATCCTCTATTGTGAAAGGAGGAAATAGCTCGTGCACGGGCAAAAAGAGGTCTGAGTCGTAAGATTCAAGACCTTTTATTTTTTTTCTGCATTTTCCACTCACATTGTTTTGAGAAAACGCAGAACGTATTCTAGAATGGTGTCAGAAAGGAGAAAAACCATTATGGATGTACAAAAATTTGAACTATGCGAAGGTCCTGTCGAGAGTATTGAGTTCCCTCCAGGCTCCGTACCTGTACACATCGCTGCCAAGGTTTATGGCAGAGACTCATGTTGGGTGCGGGCGGGGATTCTGTGCAAATGGCTCCCAATTGGGATTGCCACAAGGGACAACAAACCGGTACCACCTTATATCGAGGAGATGGACTCTAGGAAAGGCAGAATCGCCTATTATATTTCTCCGAGGAAATTGTGGGAGGACACCGGGTATGTTTGGAAAGGAGAGCGGTAGTATGAGCACGGTCATACGTCCGGAGCTATCTAAGAGCAGTAAATATTGGATTGACCGGCACCGATACTATGAGCTGAAACACTTTTGTCTTCAGTATCCGATATGGAAAAAAGCTGCTCAGCTGCTCGATGCCTTGAGTAAAAGTCCGTCGCTCTTGGAAGAATATATAAAATCCGGGCGTATCAGCGATCCGACAGTGGATTGTGCTGAGGCGAGATCTTTTTATCTGGATAGAATTGATCTGCTTGAGCGAACGGCTGAAAACGCTGCGCCAGAGATTGCGAAATACCTTGTAACGGGAGTGACCTCTGGCGTATCCTATGATTTCCTTAAATCTAGATTAGACATACCCTGCTGCAAGGAGACTTATTACGACTTGTACAGACGCTTTTTCTGGCTTCTCGACAGAGAGCGTAAGTAATTTGTCTCTTGAATCACCTTGCGCAGCGTGATATACTATCTACACAACGAACTGGAGGTTGACTCGAATGCTCACAAAAGAGGATTTGCAAGCGATTGGAGAGCTGGTCCGTTCAGAAGTGCGTGCCAGCGAAGAGCGCATGACAGCTAGAATTTCCGAGTCAGAAGAACGCACAAAGACGAGCATTATGGCATACATCGAGAATGATGTGAAGAAAGAGATTCGTCAGATTGCGGACGGTCACAAGATGCTTGCTGAAAAAATGGACCGGATGGAAACCAAAATCGACAGATTGCAGGATCAAGTGGATACAATTCAGGGTGAACTCACCACGCAGGAAATGGTTATCACCCGCCGGTTTCGTGTTGAATAACAGTTAGTAAGGCCCGCTCAGGAGTTTAGCCGCTCTTGGGCGGGCTTTTTATTTTTTCGGTACGTAGGTGACGAAAATATGTGATATTTTTGTATTTGAAAAAAAGCCCGGGGTGGATTTTTTGAAAAATCATTTACAAGGAGGATGTGTATGGATTGGCTTATCGTATTCATCGGGATAGTGATTGGCGCTGTGGTGACTGCGTACGTATTTTGCAGAAATTTTGTAGGGACTTTGCGTGTGGACCAATCAGATCCGACAGATGCACCATACTTGTTTCTGGAAATTGAGAAGGGTATGGGCGATATTTCCCGGAAAAAGTATGTCCTTCTCCGAGTCAACACCGAAAGCTATATTCCGCACGATTAACACGTTCTGTTATGGAACCTAATCCGTTTAACGAAAGGAGAAACAAAAATGTATGATGAAATCAAAGCAAAGTTAGACGAGGAAATTATGGACCAGCTTTCGGTTCTGTCCGATATGGATGTAGGGAGCGATAAGAGAAAAACGGCAGTTGACGATTTGGTGAAGCTGTACCGTCTGAGAATCGAGGAGACCAAGAATGATCGAGACTTTATTGAAGGAGTGAATGCCCGAGAACGGGAGGAGCAATTCAAAAAAGAGCAGATTGTGGATCAGGTCAAAGAGCGAAAATTCAGGTTCGGTATGGCAGCGGCAGAATTGCTGATTCCGTTGATATTTTACGCTTCTATGTTTTATAGCGGGCTGGATTTCGAGAAAGAGGGGACATTTACCTCAAACATGCTGAGAAATTTGATCAGCCGTTTTAAACCGACAAAGAAATAAATCGATGGGTTCGAAGACGGGGAGACGTTGAATTTGCAATGTCTCTTCGTTTTTTATACACGTGAAATTCACATGTTCTATTGTGGAGATACAAAGAGCTCTTTTATCTCTTGACTAAATGCAGAAAGTAGGCATACACTATGTGTATCGTACTTTCTAATCTGAAAGGAGATAATTGAACATGGGATTTTTTAACGACAAGCAAGTTGAAGCATTTGAGACGGGTAGGTATATTTGTAGCGAATGCGGGGCAGTTATGGAGTTTGAAGACAAATGGGAAGATGTGCTCATTTGTCCAGAATGCGGTCATTCGATAGATTCTGACCGCTACGGATGTGAAAGTGATGAAGAATATGAGGCCCTATACCCAACGGAGGAAGAAGTGTTGGGCTACAATGAGGACGAAGATGAGTCCGATGAAATCTACGACGAAGAATTCGACGAGCTGAGCGACGATTAGAGAAGTCCGATCAATAAATTATCAAAAGGAAGGGTCCTGACGAGGGCTCTTCTTTTTTTTTTGTTTCTGGAGGATATGATGCGCTATCATTATGAGAAACCGCAGATATATTTGTCAATGTATGGCGTTCGATATGTCTGCGAGCATCCCGTATACAACAGCTGCACGTTATTTCTAATCGGAGATAAGGGGATTGCCGTTATTCAGCAGCGTTTTGACGCTAGAACGAAAACCACATGGTGGAGCGAGGTTGATTCGTGGCTTACGGATGACTTATATTTGCATCCAAACTTTAAGGAGTACTTTGATAAGCGGGCTGGAGCTTGCACGGATGGCCTTTATCCGACTGTGACCGTGCGGCAGCTTATGTGGGCACTAAAAATGAAGCCGCTGCCCAAAGCTCGATGGGAGACCTGTTTCGACAGGAAAGATATTTGAATACGCGTGTTTTACATCTAGTGTTATGAAAGGAGTGTTTTGATTATGAAACTTAATGAAAAACAAACACATGCATTGGAGGAGATTTATCGAGTAGCTCGTATGTATACGAAAATTGCAGCAGAACTCAACAAGGTAGCAGATACCATTGAACTTGAATCGGAGAAAAACGATGAGGAGTTTATGAAGGTATTTGGAGTATCGCAAGGTTACTACATGAACGATATTGTGCGAGTATTTGATAATCTTCCAGAACATGCACATGAGCAAATTGGAGAACTAATTATAGCATTCAAGAAATGAAAAGGATTGGGCCCGACAAGGGCTCTTCCTTTTTCACTTCGCCAAAATTGCATCTTCTATTACGAGAGAAATAAACGACTCTCGAAAGGAGAAGAGGTATGATTATCAGCAAAATTTTAAGCAAGATTGATATTTCGAATTTGAGGTTCAGAAGGAGCCCTGAGAAGGAGAAAGAGAAACCGTCGCTTATAAAGGAGGTAATTGATGAGCCGGAAAAATTTAAACTTGAGGCGTTTATTGAAGGAAATGAAATTATAGTAAAAATCAAGAAACGAGAGATTGAGTCCTGAACAAGGGCTCTTTCTTTTTTTTTTTGCGCATTTTTAGCAGGCTCTTTTATGGAAACCTATATATTTTCAAAGGAGAAGAGATTATGTGTAAAAGAATAAGGAAGTACATAAGAAAACTGATTCGAAGCAATCGAAAAACATTTAAGAACAAGCTGTGCGCTATTGCATTGCTTAGTCTTGGAATGTTTGCAGCGATCATTTCGAATGATTGGACATTCTTTGTATTTACTTCATTTCTGGCAATACCATTACTCGTGGCTAAAGAGAATTATATTTATGGTTGAGCAGGAAGGATTGAGACAAAATACAAAGTCTCTTTCCTTTTTTTTTTTTTGCTTCGCGAAATTTACAAATTGTTTTATGAAGAAACGGTTAGCTGAGAGGTAAAGCACTACATAAAACCATGTAGAGATCACGGGTTCGAATCCTGTACTGTTTCTTTTATTTTATCCACCAAAAACGAAAGGAGAAAGTATGGAGAAAGCAAACGTTATTCAAAAGGCCTTTTACAGATCGGCAGCATATTTGAAACGGCATTCACCGACAATTTTAACTTTTGTTGGAGCCACCGGAGTTGTTGCGACTATAATCATGTCGGCCAGGGCAACACCCAAAGCAATGAAGCTTTTAGAAGAGGCAGAAGTTCAGAAAGGAGAAGAACTTGACAAGCTGGAGACCATTCGAACTGCCGCGCCAGCTTATATCCCTGTTGCAGCAATTGGTATATCATCTTTGATTTGTTTATTCGGTGCCAACGTGCTCAATCAACGAAATCAAGCCTCATTGACAGCAGCTTATGCGATGCTGAATGAATCATATTCCCGATATCGAGGTGCCGCAAACACTGTGTTCGGGGATGATGCGGATTCAAAGATTAAAGCAGAGGTTGCTAAGGAGACATATATTTCAGCGGATGGATGCGCTATTTATGATGCGAGTCACGATGACGGCTGCGAAGAATGCCTTTTCTATGACGAGATATCAGACCGGTATTTTCAGTCCACGATGGCGTCTGTCTTGAATGCGCAATATCATCTGAATCGGAATTTTACGTTGCGCGGTTATGTGTCTCTAAATGAATTCTATGAATTCTTAGGAATCGAGAAGGTGGTTTGTGGCGAAGGCATTGGCTGGGGTCAAGATTTGCTGGAAGACGGAATTTTCTGGATCGACTTTGACAATCGGTATGTCAAATATGATGATGGGCTGGAGTGCTATATTGTATCTGCGTTGTTTGAACCAACAGCGGATTATTTAGAGGGGTAAAGCAAATCACCCACAGGTCTTGCCCGATCTGTGGGTTTGTTTTTGTGATTTTACATTTTAAACAAAGGAGTAGTAAACATGATTTATACAGAGATCAACATCACGGGACTTGAAGAAATTAAAGCGCGAGTCAGAGAACTGGCAGATTTAACAGAACGTATGCATGTTGCATTGGGTAAGTTGGAGAATTGTAAGATAAATATAGAAGCTGGCATCGATGGTTTATCACCGATGGAAAGTAGCCAGGTCAAGTCTAATAATCAAACTTAACTTCGATTTTGGCACTATCTGGTATCCGGTGGACTTCGAAATCTTCTCCGGGCATGGTGGCTACGGTCAAGCTGGTCGTGAATTCGTGACGCATTGCGCAATTAGGACAATGGCGAGAAGACCCAGGACGCGGATAATTTAAATTTTTATCTTGCAAGGTATACATACAGCCGCAGGAACATTTTACGAGAAACATTATAATCACCTCTATCGCACAGTATAGCACAAAATACTGCGCACATTCTACATTCTGTGTTATGAAAGGAGGCGGATGCGCTATGACAAAAAATACATTGATTAAAGTTCTGGGTCTTGCCGCTACCGTTATCGGTGCAGGTATGTCACTTGTAACCGATTGGGTGAACGAGCAAAAGATGGAAGAGAAAATCGAGGAAAAAGTGAATGAGGCGCTTGCCAAAACCGACGAAGAAGAGTCCTAACAAGGGCTCTTTTTGTTTTTGTGGAGTGATGTGATGAACGATGTAGAAGTCCAATCTATCTGCGATTATTTGGAGGAATGCTTATTTGAGCCAAGTATAAACTGGCCTCCTGAGCAATTTGCGGAGCGAAGTTATTCTCGTTGGGCGGTAAGCGAGATTCTGGATAGAGTACGCGGTAATCCAGAAGTTCCGATTGTTAGTACGGTGGAAGTATTCATGGCGGAAATGACATATTTTGCACACATATCCCCTGAAACGTCTGCTCGCGAGATGTTCACCAATGCTGCGGATACGGCAGCAGATATTTTATCAATGATTTCGTAATCGACCGAAAGGAGTTTTTTGATGAAACTAAATCTAAAAGCCATAGCTCGAAGTATGGGAATGGCACTACAAAAACACAGTCCGGAAATATTGACCGGTATTGGAATCGCGGGGATGGTCACTACAACTATTCTGGCTGTCCGAGCAACTCCAAAAGCGCTGCTGCTTATTCAAGAGGCTGAGGAGGTAAAGCACCAGAACACGGATGCTTCGGCGCTCACCCCTGTTGAAACCATTAAAGCCGCTTGGCTCTGCTACGTTCCGGCTGCTGTAACAGGGGTTCTGTCGATGACGTGTCTGATCGGTGCAAGTTCGGTCAACCTCAGACGAAACGCAGCGCTCGCAACAGCCTATACGCTTTCTGAATCTGCGTTGAAGGAATACCGAGAGAAAGTAGTTGAGACCATCGGTGAGAAAAAAGAGCAGGCGGTACAAGATGCGGTTGCCAAAGAACGAATCAGTAAATCACCGGTTACAAACCAGGAAGTCATTATTACAGAGAAAGGAAATACTCTTTGCTACGATGTGATATCTGGGCGTTACTTCAAATCTGATATTGAAAAACTGAAGAGAGCAGCGAACGACCTTAGCCGTCGAATGCTGGATGAAGGGTATATTTCCTTGAATGATTTCTATTATGAAATCGCTCTTCCGGAGACAAAGCTGGGAGACGAGTTAGGTTGGCATATCGACAATGGCCTTGTGGATTTGCGATTTAGTTCTCAACTGGCAGAAGACGGTACGCCGTGTTTGGTAATTGACTACCAGATTGCGCCGAAGTACGACTATACAAAATAGTGCGCGAAAAAAGCATGGTGTTTAATGGAAAGCAACTCTATATTTTCATAATTTGAAAGGAGAAATTTACAATGGAAAACAACGAAATCTTGACGAACGAAGAGGTTATGGAAACTACTGAGGAGATCGTAAATGCGAGTTCTGGGAAAGGCTTTAAGGTAGCCGCTGGCATTGGTTTGGCTGTACTGGCAGGCGTAGTGGCCTATAAGTACATCGGAAAACCGCTGCTGGCAAAAATCAAAGCCAAAAAGGAAGAGACGCAGGAGATCACCGACGTGGAATTCAATGAATCTGATGTCAAAGATGAGGATTCCGAGGATATTTCCGAATAAGAAAAAGAGTGTTCCGATGAGGGAAAGTGCCTTTAACAGGGTGCTTTCCCTTTTTCATTTTCTGCTGGAAGGGAGAAGCTTATGAACAGATACGTATACGATGGTCCGGTCATGGAATTTGACACTTGTGTAACACGCCGTTGGAAGGCTTCGACCTATGCGGTGTCAGAAAAGAAGGCAAAAAGCAATCTCGCATATCGATTTAAAAAAGCAAATAAAAAACCAACCAATCTGAAAATTACATTACCGGGCAAAGTGATTGTCCAGTAAAAAGGAGGCTATGTAGTGGAGGAATACAAAGGCAATTCCAATAAGGCCAAAGAACAGCAAAAGGCCCTCCCGCCAGAGAAAAAAGTTGAGAAAATTGTATCCGGACCGGTAAAGTCTAAAAAGAAAAACAGTATCCAGAAAATTACGAGCATTTTCGTTCCTGAGGATGTGGAAGATGTAAAATCTTATATTTTCGAAGATATTGTTGTTCCGGCGGTTAAGGATATTATTTTGGATGCGGTAAGAGCTCTTCTCGGCGTCAGTGGAAAATCCAACAAAGGGGCACCTGCATCTAAAGTTTCGTATCGAAGTTATTATGACCGTGGAAACGAGCGTAACGATTATGGCCGTACGAGAACACGAGTTGGATACGATTACGACGATATCGTTTTAGACAAAAGGGACGAGGCAGAAGACGTTCTGTCCCGAATGGACGAATTGATTTCCACTTATGGGATGGCGTCCGTAGCTGATTTGTACGAACTTGTTGGAGTCACTGGAAACTACACAGATAATAAATACGGCTGGACAGATATCCGAAGCGCTTCCGCAATACGTGTGCGCGATGGATATTTGCTGAAGCTGCCAAAGGCTTTGCCGTTGAATTAAAAAGGAGATTGATGTACTTATGAACAAAACAGAAATCATGAACAAAGCAACAAAAGCATTTTATAAAGTTGGATTCACCCTGAAAAAGCACAGTCCGGAAATCCTAGTGGTGGCCGGGGTTGTTGGCACTGTTGTGAGCGCTGTGCTGGCCTGCCGCGCTACGACAAAAGTAAGTGAAATCATGACCGATACAAAGATTGACGTGGATGCTGTTCACAAATGTCTCGAAACTCAGTCGGAAGAAGACTACTCCAGGGAAGACGGAAAGAAGGATTTAGTTATCATTTACGCCAAAACGGGCTTCGAGCTTGCGAAGCTTTATGCACCCTCGGTTCTGCTCGGCGTTGCATCCATCACAAGTATTTTGGCGTCAAACAATATTCTGCGTAAGCGTAACGTAGCTCTGACCGCAGCGTATGCGACGCTCGATAAGTGCTTCAAGGAGTATCGCGGAAATGTCGTTGAGCGTTTTGGCGAGCAGGTTGACCGTGAACTCAGATACGCCATCAAGGCAAAGAAGTTCGAAGAGACAGTTGTTGACGAAAAAACAGGAAAAGAAAAAACTGTAAAAAACAAAGTGGACGTCGTAGGAATCGACGGAATCAGCGACTACGCAAAATTCTTCGATGAGTACAATCCGAACTGGGAGAAAGACTCCGAGTACAATCTGATGTTCCTGCGGGCTCAGCAAAATTATGCGAACGATCTTCTGGTGAAACGTGGCTATCTGTTCCTGAATGATGTATATAAGATGCTCGGATTCGAACCGACTCGTGCCGGCCAGGTAGTTGGGTGGCGATATGAGCCGGAAGAAAGCAATTGCGATGGGTATGTTTCATTTGGTATCTACAACGCCAATCGCGAGACGGCCAGGGATTTTGTGAATGGATATGAGCGCTCTATCCTGCTTGATTTCAATGTTGATGGTCCAATTCTTGATACACTGGATGACTGAAGGAGTGAATTGATAATGAACGGTAAATTGACTTTCATGTCGTATACACTTGCTGCCATGGCCGGAATTTGTTTTGTCAGCGGTCTTGCCGTGCTGTCTGGAGGGAAAAGCTGAAGATGGATGGGATGGAGAACTTCATTTCAGTCTTGGATTATATCCTCGACACAAAGCGAAAAAGGCACATCATCGGTGGAATTTTGGTGAGCGCGTCATTGCTTTTTGGCGGATTGGCCCTTACGGTGATGACCATAAAAAGCAACGATGAATATGAGGTGATGGAAGATGACGACTAAAACCATAGATTATTCTATGTTTGTGCTGGGAGCGGCTCTTGGGGCTTCTTTGGCGTGGTATTTCACCAAGAAAAAATATGAAGAGATTTTACAGGACGATAAAGTTGTTCTCACGTCTAAAGATGATTTTTCCGAAAAGCAGGAAACTAAAATCGCCGAAGTAGGAATAAAAACAAAGCCGGATTTGGCTGAGTATTCGTCTATGCTTCGGCGATACAATCGTGTGGATTATTCAGATGTCAGGAAAGAAGAAGACAAGCCTGCGCCTTATGTTATTTCTCCGGATGAATTTGGCGGAGTCGAGGAATATGAAAAAATCAGTTTGAGTTACTATGCCGATGGAATCCTTGCAGATGACGATGACGAGGTAATGGAAAATGCTGATGAAATCGTAGGCCTTGACTCCCTGACTCATTTTGGAGAGTACGAAGATGACTCGGTCTTCGTTAGAAATGACGTGATGAAGTGCGACTATGAAATTCTTCTCGACCACAGAAATTATAAGGACGTTGCATCACACGTCCGATTTTTGGATACGGAGGAACAATGACATTTCATGAGCTAAATCAATCCTATTTTGCATGGATGTGTCAGCTCGTGTCCAACGAACGATATTCTAAGCGTCTTTCCTATCGTAAACTGCTGACTCATTTGCATGAGGTGGAGTTTACTTATATTTTGCCGATGGACGGAAATCGGGCAGAGGATGGGATAGACCTTAGATATCGGTTTGGATATGAAAATAACTATTCTGAGCCGATGATTGCATCTGGTTTAGATGATCGTCCGTGCAGTGTCCTTGAGATGATGATTGCCCTTTCGATGCGTTGCGAAGAGCAGATAATGGATGATCCCGATATTGGGAATCGTACGGGGCAATGGTTTTGGGACATGATCGACAATCTCGGGCTGGGGAACATGAGCGACTCCAAATTTGACAACAGTTATGTTGACGAGGTGCTCCAACGGTTTCTCAACCGAGATTACAAACGAAACGGTGAAGGAGGCCTGTTCACTATAAATCGTCGAGGCCTCGATATGAGAAGTGTCGAAATCTGGTATCAGATGTGCTGGCATCTGCAAGAAAACTTTAGGAGGGCAAGATGAGTCACGCAGAAGTCTATAAAGCTTTCCGTCAATACTTTCCGACTTATGTCGGAGAAAATATTGCTGCATGGTTTCCGAACGGACGGAACTCAATTCGAGTTCGAGAAGCAAACGGCGATGAATTTATATTTTCGTTTAATAACGGAAAAGACTGGAAGTTCGAGACAATTGACAGTTTTTTGAATGGCAAGAAAGGAGAGAAGCGAAATGGATGAGATGGTTTCTTATATTTTCAGAAGCATGCGTTCTTCCGAACTGACATTGAGAGGTGTTAAAAGAGTGCTCAAAAACCAGGCAAGGCGTAATCGGAATTTTAAGCGTTTTGCCTGGCTGACAGTTGGGTATCTGGTTATTTCAGAAATCAATCGTAGTCTGATGGAAAAGAAAATCAAGGAACTCGATGAGGAAATAAAGAAACTGAAACAAGAGGAAGGGGAATCTCAATGCAATGATCGACTTTCTGATGATCTCGACCCGCAGTAAGAAAAATGGCCTGATAGAGATTTATCCCAAGTTTATCATCAAAAAGAGCTCCGACCTTATGATTCGCGGGGGCGATTTTTATGCTATCTGGATAGAGGAACGTGGTTTGTGGTCTACGGACGAACAGGATGCTTTGCAACTGATCGATCGGGAACTTGACCGATACGCGGAAGAGAACAGAAACCGTTTTGATTCGAACATCAAAGTGCTTCATATGTGGGATTCAGAGTCCGGCATGATTGATTCTTGGCACAAGTATTGCCAGAAGCAGATGCGGGACTCTTTCCACATGCTCGACGAAAAATTGATATTTTCGAATACCCCTACCAATAAAAAAGATTACGCCAGCAAACGGTTGGGGTATCCTCTGGAGGCTGGGGAAACGCCTGCATATGACAAGCTGATGAGTACACTCTATGAGGAAGAGGAACGCCGAAAAATCGAATGGGCAATCGGCTCGATTATATCTGGAGAATCAAAAAAGCTTCAGAAATTCATGGTGCTTTACGGAGCGGCTGGAACGGGTAAATCTACGGTTTTAAATATCATACAGCAGTTGTTCGAAGGTTATTATTCGGTGTTTGATGCAAAAGCATTAGGGTCATCTAGCAACGCATTTGCGCTGGAGGCTTTTAAGGACAATCCGCTTGTAGCAATCCAACACGATGGTGATTTGTCCAAGATTGAGGACAACACACGTCTGAACAGTCTGGTCTCTCATGAGCGAATGACAGTGAATGAGAAGTTTAAATCCACATATTCAAACAGCTTCAAATGTTTCCTGTTCATGGGAACGAATAAGCCTGTAAAAATCACAGATGCGAAATCGGGCTTGATTCGGCGTTTGATTGACGTTTCTCCTTCTGGGGAAAAACTCAGTCCAAAAGAGTACAGACATGCGGTAAAGCAAGTTGGATTTGAACTCGGACCAATCGCACACCATTGTCAGGAAGTATATTTAAGTGAACCCGGCAGATACGACGATTACATTCCCATTACCATGCTCGGGGCGTCCAACGATTTCTATAACTTTGTAGTGGACTCTTATCATATTTTTAAAAAAGAGGATGGAACGACTTTAAAGTCTGCATGGGAGATGTACAAAACCTACTGCGATGATGCAAAAGTTGCGTATCCATTTTCTCAAAGAGTATTTAAAGAGGAGCTTAAAAACTATTTCAAGGAGTACAAAGAACGGTTTAATCTTGATGATGGGACCCGGCTCAGAAGCTATTACAGCGGATTTCGTACGGAAAAATTTGAAGATAAAACCGTGAGTGCAAAGGAGGAAGATACCAACCCAAAAGTTCGATTTGACAGCACAGAATCTCTCTTCGACCAGGTTTGTGCTGACTGCCCTGCTCAGTATGCAACGTCAAAAGAAACTCCATCGAAAAAATGGGACGAGGTAACGACAAAACTTTCTGAGTTGGACACGTCCAAAATCCATTATGTAAAAATTCCGGAAAATCATATTGTTATCGATTTTGATATTCCCGGGAAAAATGGAGAAAAGTCGTTTGAGAAAAATCTTGAGGAAGCAAGTAAGTGGCCGCCGACATATGCAGAGCTCAGTAAGAGCGGAGCTGGGATTCATCTGCATTATATTTATACTGGCGACGCTTCAAAGCTCAGTAGAGTCTATGACGACCATATTGAAGTAAAAGTCTTTACTGGAAAAAGCTCTTTGAGAAGAAAACTGTCCAAATGCAACAATCTACCAATTGCACAAATCAGTTCTGGTTTACCACTGAAAGGAGAAAATAAGATGGTAAATTTTGAAGGGGTGAAAAGCGAGAAAAGTCTAAGAACACAGATAAAGCGAAACCTGAACAAGGAAATACATGATGCTACAAAACCAAGTGTGGATTTTATTTACAAAATTCTGGAAGATGCAAATGCGAGTGGGCTACACTATGATGTCACCGATATGCGAAATTCGATATTGGCCTTTGCAGCGAGTTCCACTCATCAGGCGGAATATTGCATCAAGCTCGTCAATAAGATGCATTTTAAATCAGAAGAGCCGTCTGAAAATGTTCAGAACGATAGCGAAAAACTGGTGTTCTATGACGTTGAGGTGTTTCCCAACCTTTTCCTTGTCAACTGGAAAGTGGAGGGGACGGAAAAATCCGTTGTTCGCATGATTAACCCAAGCCCGGCAGATATTGAGCAGCTAATGCATTTTCGGCTTGTCGGCTTCAACTGTCGCCGATATGATAATCATATTCTTTACGCACGGCTTATCGGATATGATAACGAGCAGCTATTCAATTTGTCTCAGAAAATTATTGGCGGGAGCGCAAATTGCTTCTTTGGCGAGGCGTATAACGTCTCTTATACGGATGTCTATGATTTCTGCTCGAAAAAGCAATCTTTGAAAAAATGGGAGATCGAGCTGGGACTTCATCATCAAGAACTTGGCCTTCCATGGGATCAACCGGTTCCCGAAGAGCTTTGGCCAAAAGTAGCCGAATACTGCGACAATGATGTCATCGCAACGGAGGCTGTTTTCAATGAAAGGAGAGGGGACTTCGCCGCACGACAGATCCTGGCAAAATTAGCAAACGGATGCGTCAACGACACGACCAACTCGCTTTCTGCCAAGATTATATTTGGGAATAACCGAAAACCACAGGATCAATTCAATTATCGCGACTTGTCTCAGCCGGTTCCGGAGACGGAGTATCGTGCATACCGTAAGAAATTCGGTGAGGATTATATTTTCCGAATTTTCGACGAGCATGGCTTGCCTACTTACGAAACCTATAAGGAGGGAGCGCTTCTTCCGAAAGGCTACTCCATTCTTCCATTCTTTCCCGGTTATAAGTATGAGAATGGAAAGTCCACATTTATGGGAGACGAAATCGGAGAGGGTGGGCGTGTATTTTCTCGTCCCGGAATGTACGGAAATGCTTGGGATGGGGACATCGCGTCACAGCACCCAAGCAGCGCTATTGCCGAGGTGCTATTTGGCGTCCTTTATACCAAGCGATTTGAAGAAATTAAGGAGGCCCGTGTCGCAATTAAGCACCATGACTATGCCAAGGCTCGTACCATGCTGGATGGAGCTTTGGTGGAGTACATAGACCAACTGGAAAACGGCACGGCATGGTTCACAGCGGAGGATCTGGCGCAGGCTCTAAAAATCGTGATCAATTCGGTTTATGGCCTTACGGCGGCGAATTTTGAGAATCCGTTCCGAGACCCCAGAAACAAAGATAATATTGTAGCAAAACGTGGAGCCCTGTTTATGACTTTGCTTAAGAGTGAAGTTGAGAAACGGGGCTTTTGTGTTGCACATATCAAGACAGACTCGATTAAAATTCCGGACGCCACGCCAGAGATTATGGACTTTGTTATTCGCTTCGGCAAAGAATACGGATATCTATTTGAGACTGAAGCGAACTTTGAAAAGTTCTGTCTCGTGAATGATGCCGTATATGTGGCAAAGTTCAAAGATGGAAAGCATGCTGGAGAATGGACAGCGACGGGTACGCAGTTCCAGGTTCCATATGTGTTCAAGAAACTCTTCAGCAAAGAGCCCATCGAGTTCAAGGACATGTGCGAGACAAAATCAGTCACTTCGGCCTTATATTTGGATATGAACGAGAATTTGCCGGATGTGAGTGAGCAGGAGAAAGATCTCGAACGTATTGTAAAGAAAGCAAGAGAATTTGGAGTCGACATGGACACATCTGGTCATTCCGGAGATTCCGAATTGGATTCAATGGTTGGAGAGATTAGTAAAGGTCACAATTATATTTTCATAGGCAAGGTCGGTCAATTCTGTCCCATCAAACCGGGCTGCGGTGGTGGTCTTCTTATGCGTGAGACCGAGAACAAAAAGACCGGAGAAAAAGGATATGCGGCTGCCGCCAGTTCAAAGGGCTATCGATGGCTGGAGTCTGAGATGGTTCGAGAACTTGGCAAAGAGGAAAGCATTGATTTATCCTATTACGATAATATGGTCACTGAAGCAGTCAAGACAATCAGTCAATATGGCGATTTCGAGTGGTTTGTATCAGACGATCCATATGTACCGGATACCCCTCCCTGGCAGGAGCCGAGCGAACCGTGGAACGATAGAACACCGTACGATGTACGATAATTTTGAAAAGAGGTTATAGAAATGGCATATCAGAAAGTAGACAATTTGATCATCGAAAATGCACGAATCCGGTTTCGGAACTTTGCAGGACGTGAGACTACCTATAACCGAGCGGGTAATCGCAATTTCTGCGTTTTGATTGATGATCCGGAGAAAGCACAACAGCTGGCTGAAGATGGCTGGAATGTGAAAATTTCAAAACCACGTGACGAGGATGACGAACCTCGTTACTATATTCAGGTCGCGGTTCGGTTCGACAACATTCCACCAAAGGTTTTTATGATTACCCGACGTGCAAAGACGCAGCTTGACGAGGAGGCGATTGATTCGCTGGATTACGCAGACATCAAAAATGTGGATCTCATCATCAGTCCGAGTCACTGGGAAGTGAACGGTAAAACAGGTATTAAAGCATATCTAAAAACAATGTATGTCACCATCGAGGAAGACGAGTTCGCTGAAAAGTATGCGGACGATGAATTTTGATATTTTCAAGGGCGTCGGTTAGGTTTTAGCTGACGCCCTTTTTCTTTTGAAAGGAGAAAATCGTGCTATTTTGGAAAAAAGAAAACAAAACAGAGCAAAAAGAAAAAGCCAACAAAATCGCCGGTACAGCCTAAAAAGCCGGAAGTAAAGCAATCACCACATCCGAAGAAGGCAAAACCTCCAGTGTCTGAATCTCTTCCGAAGAAGAAAGAAAAAACTCCGGAATTCATTAGAAGCGATGACATCGAAAAAGAATTCCTAAAGGCGTTTAACCAGCTTACATATAGAGTATCTCCATACGAGGTTTGGCAGGATTTTGTTTCGATGTTCGCCTGTGCATTGTCCAATCCGGTTGACAAGGCTCATTATGATGAACGAGAAAAATTATATCTTCGAACCATCAAAAAATACAACGGAAGAGAACAAAAACTTTTCCCTGAGCTGGCTGCTCATACAGTTATGGCATTGGAGCGTAATCCCGAACAGGATTTTCTTGGGCATATATTCATGAGGCTTGGCCTTGGAAACAAGCATAAATGTCAAGAATTCACGCCGTATAGCGTTTGTCAATGTATGGCAGGGATTTCTATGAATGACGTAGCGGCAAAAGTTCAGGAGAAAGGTTATATTACAATAAATGACCCATGCTGCGGAGCGGGAGCGACATTGATTGCTGGTGTGAATGAAGCAAGGAAGCAGCTCGTAAAGGAGAATTTGAATTTTCAGAATTATGTGCTTGTCTATGCACAGGATATCGATTACACTGCGGCAATGATGTGTTATATTCAGCTTTCACTTCTTGGTGTGGCCGCTTGTATCAAAGTCGGGAATTCTTTGACAGAACCGATGACAGAGAACGATACGGACGAGAACTATTGGTATACACCAATGTATTTCTCTCAAATTTGGACCATGCGCCGAATTTTTCACGGATTAGAAAAACTGACATGAGTTTTTGAAAGGGGAAAAAGTATGTATAATTTAATGAAGATCGATGATGCTTTCAAAAAAGCTCTGGATGCATACACTCGGTATGACGTTATGAGCACTAACAAGCTTTGTGCGGCCAGATGCTGCAATGAAATAAAAAAAGTTATTTTTCACGACCCGGCAACTATTGTCTATTGGAATGATGGCACAAAAACTGTCGTAAAGTCTCACGGGGAAAGGTTTGACCCGGAAAAGGGACTAGCGATGGCCATTGTAAAATACCTTGGCGGGGATCATTACTACAAGCAAATTATTAAAAAGTGGACTTCGCATTTTGAAGAGGTAGAGGACGCGTAATCATGGCTGGTATACATTTGTACGACTACCAGTTGGATGCGGTAAGACGGATGAAAAACGGCTGCATACTCCGTGGTGGAGTTGGCAGCGGTAAATCTCTGACAGCACTGTCCTACTATTATCTTCGGCAGGGTGGGGAAGAAGAGAGCCTCTTAGGTGGCACTTATTTTCCAATGGGTGATCCTCCAAAGGATCTCTATATTATAACCACTGCGAAGAAGCGGGATACGTTGGAATGGGAGGGAGAGCTTTCTCCCTTCCTTCTCTCCACCAATCCTGATGTCAATTTGTATCCGAACAAAGTCGTGATTGACTCTTGGAACAATATTTCGAAGTATAAGGACATTACAGATGCATTCTTTATATTCGACGAACAGCGTGTCGTAGGAAGCGGTGCCTGGGTTAAATCATTCCTGAAAATCGCAAAGAAGAACGAGTGGATACTACTCTCCGCCACCCCTGGAGATACCTGGGAGGACTATATTCCGGTATTTGTTGCAAACGGCTTCTATCGCAATCGAACAGAATTTAAAGAGAAGCATATCATTTACACATGGGTGAACGGTAAATATCCAAAGGTGGACCGGTACTTAAACGTTGGAAGGCTGATCCGCTTACGAGAAAGTATCCTTGTGGATATGGATTTCAAACGAAAAACAATATCTCATCACGAGGATATTTACGTAAAATACAATACTGAAGCATATAAAGATGTCGGCCGTCTGCGTTGGGACCCGTTTAAGAACGAGCCTATAAACAATGCGAGCGGCCTTTGTTATGTCTGGCGGAGAATTGTTAATTCTGATTTATCGAGGCAAGTTGCGCTTCTGGAACTCTTTGAGGATCACCCCAAAATGATCGTATTCTATAACTTTGACTACGAACTGGATATTTTAAAAACGATGTTTGGACGGACGGAAGGTGTCGAAGTGGCTGAATGGAACGGACATAAGCATCAACCGGTTCCGACAGGCGACAGTTGGGTGTATCTTGTTCAGTACAATGCCGGCTGCGAGGGGTGGAACTGCATCCAGACCGATACGATTGCGTTTTATTCTGAGAACTATTCTTACAAGGTTATGCAACAGGCAGCGGGGAGAATTGACAGACTAAATACGCCTTTTACCGATTTGCATTACTATCATCTGAAGAGCAGATCCGGAATCGACTTGGGAATCGCCAGGGCCCTGAAGGCTAAGAAGAATTTCAACGAGATGCGATTTACCAAATGGGCCTCACCGGATAAGAAAAAGGTGGCATAAGGTATATTTTAAAAGGAGAAAATCATGAGCAGACAGAAAATTAACTGGGAATGCACATATAAAAAAATGCCCAAAAAGGTAAAAGAATTTCTTACACAGCTTTTGGGCAAAGAAGAAGTTAGGAAACTTATGTACGCAATTCGAACAGACAAATGGATTATGATGGTTGGCCCCGAATGCTCAGGTAAATCTACGGTTTTTCATATTTTAAGGGCGCTCGGATATCCCTTTATTGTTGACGAAAATGGGCTGGGAATGGTTATTCATACATCCCAAAGGTTGACTGATTTGAAACCAATCTACGATATTCTCGAAGAGCTGGGGATTGGTAAGAAATGTTAAAAACTGGAGGACTAAGAAATGTTTAAGACTATTGTGGACGAATTGATCGCAATTAAAAAAGAACTCCAAGATATAAAATTGATCTTGAAGTTCCACTTTTTATCAAATTACAAAACTGAACGTGTAAAAATGGACGGAGAAACAATTATAAATCGCTATATTCTTCCAGATCCTTTAGAAGAGCTTCGTAAAGAAGAACATATTCTTCAACAATCTCGCCTGAACGGAGAGATAGGCCCTGAGATACTTCATCGGAGGAAAGATAAGTAAAATCAGGTTTAAATTCTTTTAGCGTGTACGGAAGTATTCTTACAGCAATGTCGTGCGCACGTTTTTCCAAATCGCTCATATGATTCACCACCTTGTTTTTGATTATATTATACCATATTTATTCTTCGAAAGGAATGAGTTCTGATGGACGACGCTTATAAAGAGGTTTATTTTCATGAGTATTGTAAGAAATGCAAGCATGAAAAGAACCCAGAAAACGAAGAGCCTTGTTTTGAATGCTTGAATGAGCCGGAAAATTTGCATTCTCACAAACCTGTCAATTGGGAGGCAAAAGAGAAATGACGTTGGAAGAGGCGATTCAGGAGTTTGAGGATTTCTGCTACCACCACAGTCTTCATCCGGAAATCAGTAGCGAGGCTATAGCTATTGCATTAAAAGCCATGATTTATCAGCAAGAACAAATCATTAAGGAGTGTAGAAAATGCTCGAAATAATTGCTGCCGGATTCAAGGCGATCATCTTGTGTTCGGCTTTTGTGATATCTGCAATTATCGTGGTGGCCTTTGTGATCATGTGGAGGAACGACGATGAAGGTAGGTGATAGAGTGGAAGTGACCCGTACATATTTCGCTCGCAACGAGGCGTGTACAAATTGGGGACGCGCATGCTTTCCGACACAGGGCATCGTGGAGTTTGTATCCAATCGATGGGTAACTTTGATGATGATATCTCCAAAGGACTCGAAGAAAAAGTTGTATCGGGAATCATTTTGGCGAGGGCAAGTACGGGTTATATCTGCCGAAAAGTTCTGATTTTGAAAGGAGAAAAACTGATGGCATTTTCTGATATTACGGTCAAACAAGAGCGTCGGCTCTGTGAGGTCAATGGAAAAATCGGATATTTTCACTGCTGGGAGCATTATTCCAGGCCAGTAGAGCCGAGTCCGATGATCGGCGGTGCTCCTGGAGGAGTGATCAGTTTCGTTCGCGCGATCGTTGAGTTTCCAGAAGGGATTGGATATGTAGATCCTAAAGATCTTAAATTCCGGGATGAGGAGAATTCGTCACTTAAAATGATACAAGCGATTGAGAACAAGAGAAAGGAGAAAAAGAAATGTTCGAACGGACATTGAAGGATCTTGCCAATAGACATTTTGAAGTCATTTGGAGATATGAAAACATGACAAACTCAATTATGGTTCGCTTGGAAAAACGGTTCGATCATCAATGGTACAAACTTGAACGGAGAATCGGATTTGAAGACTTAATGACATCCAACATGCCCCTTTTCGAATTCTGTATGGTTCAAATTTTGAAAGGTATGGCTCAAGAAATTGACAGAATGACGGCTGATGCGCCATGAAAGGAGAGAATTATGGAACGTCTAATATTTGACTCTGAAGAGATGAAAAAAATTCGGGATCTTTTGATCGATTCTGATGCGGTCAGATGCGAAAGCGTATCTCCGGAAACCCCGTTCCCAGGAGTGAATTCATATTTACTCTTTAGTAGTACCCATAGGGTTATTGTCGACTTCAATAAAATGGCTAAGGCGATTTATAACGCTGGATATAGGAAAGGAGAAAAGTAATGACAAAAGACGAGAAACTCGATGAATTTCTAAAAAGAATTGGTATCGAACTCTTACCTTTTCAAAAAAGAATTTATCAAGAAGATAGCGGACGAAAACAAGATTTATGTGTGTTATCCTCCGCATGTTGGGCGATATGAATCGTTACGTCTGATACAAGCTTTGGCAAATGTATTTGAGAAAGGAGAGAAAAATGCGAGAACTATGTGAATTACTGGAGAATATCACCGAGGAAGGATATACAGTTCTATTCGGTCAATACGACGGTTCGGACGAACTTTATATTCGGATATCCAAAAAGGGAGCCTCGATCGTAGGTATTGTCTACGATGAATCAATGCTTCTTTGGCAGATTAATGAACTGTTTGAAATTCTAAAGGAGAAAGAACAATGATACGACTGGAAGTTGAGCCTTACTGTCAAGAATGTCAGGACTTTGAAGCAGACGTGGAGAGGCCAGAATGCAATCTTTTTTTTGGCACCGATCCTGATGGGAAAAAGATCGAACTCCTCACATGCAGCGATACGGTCATTCGATGCAAATATCGAAACCGTTGCAGAAGATTGAGTGAGTATTTGAAGAGACAGAAAGGAGAAGAAAATGCGAATTGTTGATTATGAAACATTCATTCGTATGCCCAGTGGGACTATATTTGCTCCGTGGACACCTTGCACCACATTGGAAGAGCCCGAGATAAAGGTTGACCATGGTTGGGAATATACGGACGATAGTGGAAATGCTCGTTGGATGTTTGACGGAACGTGCGTTGTTATGCCTCGGCCAGTCGAATGTGATGGGTTCGATTTTGGAGAATGCGAATCTGAATTTTTCTATTACGATGGCGACAGCACTGATGCATCAGAATATAAAATGTTCCTTATTTACGAAGAAGATGACATCAATAATATTATAAAAATCTTGGAATGGGCGAAGAAAGGATGTCCTGGAGACGGTCCGGAACAAGCACTGAGAGGAGAAAAATAATGGGTCTCTCTAAACTTTCTGAGGCTTGCAAGAAGTGTCCGAACGTAGATTCATGCGATCATAAGCGAATGGAGGCTCTTGGATGTTTACCGTCGCCGGAGCCGAGTAAAGCAGCAGAGATTAGGATAGACGGTATGTCTCTGTCTTCTGATTTGTATAAGAGCTTGGGTAAGCAATTGAGTTCGGCCCTAGCTTGTGGATATTTGAAAGGAGAAAATCATGATTAAATGCAAAAATTTTTTCGGTACGTCGGGATCTAACGGCTCTAAATCTGCCGATGTATATTTTAATGAGTGGATTAAAGCTCATCAGGATATTGATATTTTAGAGTTTAGATATCAACAGGCTAGATATGGCGATCACTCTATCTGCATTTTGTATGAGGAGGATTCGAACTATGATTAAATTCGAACACACCGAGGTCGTGGGCTGGGAGCATGCGATCCGTGGGATGCGTAATCCGATGAATTCTTGGGAGAAGAGTGATAGTTGGTTTCTTGATAGTCAGGATGGCTTGTATAACATCATCGGAGATCTCAACGATTCTGTACCGGATCATATCGAAAACGAATATATCGGCCCGAATGACCTCTTCCTCATGAAACGGCTGCGGAATGCTGGGACAGATCATCGAAAATTCATGCGGATGATTACCGTGTATGTGGATATTACGGCGCCGCTGTACTGGTGGAAAGAATTTGATACGTACAAGGTCGGTACCGTAGCGAACTCTTGCTCAACGATGCATAAGATTGCGGCGAAGGAGTTTACGCTGGAGGATTTCTCTATCGAGCATCTTATGGAGTGGGAAGACTACGAATCTGAAGCAAAGGAACTGAAGCCGACTCGTCTGTGTAACTTCAAGTTCTACCTTATGGATACAATCAGCGCATTGAATAATGCTCGTGATCTGTATCTTCAAACTAATGACAAGAAGTATTGGTGGCAGATGATTCAGATGCTCCCGAGCTCTTACAACCAGAAACGGACGGTTATGCTCAATTACGAGGTTTTGGCGAATATTTATAAGTCTCGTAAGGATCATAAACTCGATGAGTGGAGAGAATTGTGCGCATGGATCGAGAGTCTGCCATATTCAGAGCTGATTACGGGTCCGGATCTTTCTAGAATTCCTATCTGTGATGAGATCATGGAAGAGGCGAAAGAAAGAGTCAAGATGGATACGTACGCAGTAACACCGAGAAATAAGGAGTGATATTTATGGATCAGATGCGAAGGCTCATTACCACTTGGGATAATATTCACGAAATCATCGATAAAGCTATGGAAAAACATGACCGATGGGTAACAATCAACTTAATGCCCGAAGGTATGCTATCCGTTAATGTATATCCATGGTCTTCGAAAGAAGAAGAGGAGGAAGCTGAGGAATGACCGATATTCCAATAATAGAAGCAGAGATAGAGCCGATCAAACCTGATACGGTTCTTTATTTATGTGACCGGAAAGCTTGTGACAACTGTTCCTATCCTTTGTGTAATCATACAACAGATATTTCTCATGCCTTCAACTTCGAAAAAGGTCTTGGCGGTGGATATTGGGAAAAGGAGAAAAGAGATTTACATGACTGAAGGAGTGAAAGAGACGGCTTGTACAAGCTGCATTCATCGAGTGGTCTGTTCGAGGATGAGAGAGTATCTGGGCATCATAAAGGAGATTGATTCATGTACATACTGTTCGGAAGATGAAGATAATGTTGTGGCAATAATTTCAAAAGTCGATTGGATCGTGATGCAATATCCTCTATGTAAATATTATCTTCGGGAACAAAAGACAACCCGTCTACAAAATATTTGTAATTCCGATTCAGATTATGCGCAGTTTGCAGAAGGGGTGTAAAGATGGATAGTACGATATTATTACTGATTATTTTTGCGGATGGACGTGAAAAAATCATTTCGGGCGTAAAGGGCTACGGACACTACCGGGAGAACATCAACGTTTTCTGGTTCGAGAAGAACGGCCGAAAATCATTCGTTCCGATCTCTCAAGTGCGATATTTCGGAAGCGCATTTGATTATGCGGATGAGGTTAGAGAGGTGTAAATTATGAGTGCGATTTTGGATTCGGGAAATCGTAGAACGTTTCAGACAGGCGCAGTACGTGATATTCAGGAAGGGAAAGGACGATGCGATTTGCTTCCTCTGCTTCCTATTTATAATATGCTGCGTGACGACATATTATTTTGTGTTAATCAATTTGAGGATTCTGGTGACCCGAAGTATTTGCTGGAAGCCGTCCTGCAATTTTCGACGGAATTCGACAACAGCGTCTACACCATGCTGCTTGAGGTTTCCATTCACTTTGAGCAGGGAGCTCAGAAATATGGTGAGAATAATTGGCAGAAAGGGATTCCTGTTCACTGCTACATCGACAGCGCCATCCGTCATTACCTTAAATATAAACGAGGGGACGATGACGAGCGCCACGATCGAGCCTTTGTCTGGAACATCCTGTGCGCGATCTGGACATGCAAAGAGATGCCGCAACTGAATGGGTATGGGGTTGATACGGACGACAACGTAGGCGCGTAAAACGCATCCCCTATTATGGAAGGAGGTGTTTGGTTTATGGAATATTTTCTGGCCGTATCCGATAAGCAACTAGGTTTATGCCTGAGACTGTTATACGCGGAAGGAATTCGAGCTATTGTCGAAACTGTTAGAAACAGTAAAGGCAAGATTGAATTTCATATCAAAGCGAATACGGACGAGGCGTTACTTAGGGATCTGATCGAGCGGTACAATATTTTGATTTCCTAAACGGACACTCAGTTCCAGCAAAGTAAAAGGTCCGAACAAGGCCTTTTACTTTTTCGTTTTTCATGGTACTATATTTTGCAGAGGAGGCGATAAGATGAAATCGTTGCATGGTGCCAGTTCGGATAAGGTGATACATGTCAAAAGTCATATGGCCTGCCCGGTTAAGCAGAAAGACGGAACTTGGAAAGTGGTTCTGAAAGACTATGAAGAGGATATTCCGGACCTCGGGCGAGAGGATTTGATCTGTAACGCTTGTGGTTGGACAGATTATCCGAATTGTAAAGAGACCTGGTGTAAGGCTTGGGTGCGTCATACGAAGAAAAAGTAAGTGGATTTTGATGATTTCAGGAGCTGGACATGCTGTTCGGCTCTTTATTTTTGCCTAAAAATTCATCATTTTTCTGCCCACTTTCATGTTTCAAATCCGGGCTTCTGCCCACTTTTTCTGGGCTTTTTACATTTTTGACAGGAAAAAATAAGGGGTGTAAAGGCTTTTACTTGCGCTTTTGCCCAAAAAAAGTGGGCTTTTGCCCACTTTCAAAACCCAAACTTGACCACACACTACGTCTAACTACGCTTATAGAAGGTCGATAGAAGGTCTAACTACGTTTATTGCCCACTTTGCCCACTTTTTTTACCCTTATTACATGATAGAAAAATTCAATATTATATATAAATAAGCGAAAAAAGTGGGCAAGTGGGCAGAATGATTTTTTGAGGAGGAATTGAGACGATTGAGACGAGAAATAAAGTGGACCGACATATACACCGATTTTAAGAAAACATATCCTAAGCTTTCTAAGGACGTTATTCGTTATGAACCTCATGGGCACCTGGTTATAGCCGTTCATTTTAGGGATGCGACAAAAATGCTGTATGACTATACGAACCGTAGAGCCAGGTTTGTGTCGTGAACAGTGCTATAAAGAGCGTAAACGAACAACAGCAAAATCTTCCATTTTTGCAAAAGGTATGGTATATTATAGATGCCACACAATTTTATAGAATTCTTTGCTGCGGGAAAATACTTGGCAAAAAGTGTTTTCTCTCTTTACTTATACCCGTAGTGAAGGATAAGATTGTGTGGCAACAATGAGAGAATGCGCTTTTTCAGTGCGTCTCTTATTGGGGCGCACTTTTTATTTTGTCTGGAGGTAGAAAGGCTATGTCGGAGCAGATGGAACTTTTTCGGACGTTAGAGAAAGACTTGAATTTTGAACTGGCACCGTGTGATAGAAATTTTGACTTGGACGCAAAATCCGGTCTTACAAAACTGGAGCTTACGCCAGCCCAAAAAGGGAAGGTTAGCGCATTGTTTTCTCAAATGCCGGCAATGCTTGCAAGCGAAACTATGGCTCACGCCTATGTATTAAAACTTCCAGAGGGCTTATCAGGAATGAACAGTTTAATGTCCTATCGTAGCGGTGGCCTCGGTACTCCTATTATGGGCGAGAACGGAAAAATCGTTGCACATGCTTCTTTGCATGGTGTTTCCGACCAAGCTTTGCTTCTCAGCTGCTTTACTGCAATGTCGATTGCTTCCGGACAATATTTTCTTACCCAGATTCATAGCGAGCTTAAGATGATGAGAATGAATTTGGACAAAATTTTGGAGTTTCTGTACGGAGACAAAAAAGCAGAGTTGATGGCCGAAATAAGCTTTGTTAAATACGCTTATCAAAACTATAATTCGATCATGTCACATGAAGCGCAAAGGACGGCGACAATAGCCAGTATTCAAAAGGCCAAGAAAGTCGCTATGAAAGATATCGAATTCTATATGAACGATCTTGATTCGGCGGCAAAAACCAAGGATAATTCAGAGTTAATATCTACTGTTAATAAGGCGTTTCAAATTAAAGAAAGTCTAGAGCTTTCGATGCAGCTGTATGTATTCAGCAATTTATTGGAATTGTATTACTCTCAGAATGCCGATTCAAGTTACATAAAATATGTCGAAGCTGACGTATCCTCGTATATCGATAAATGTGAGAAACGTATGCTAAGCAGCTTCAGTGTTCTTGACGCATTTGTCCGAGATTACAAAGGCAATCTCCTTAAGAAGATTGACACATCAGAAATAGAGAAGGAGGTCGGTGGATTGCTTGATCGTCTGAACAACGGGGAAGAAATTCCAATGCGGCAGACTTTGCATGCGGCGTTAAGTGCTCAGACGAGGAAGGCAGAATACTATATGGCAGAGGACGGAAATATTTATTTAAAGACCGCGTGAAATTTATTATATTTAGGAGGATAAAGAATGAAACGTATCGTATTTTCAACACTTATTTCTCTGGCCTTAGTGTTAGGTCTTGCGTCTTGCGGGGATGGAGCAAGTGGCTCTAGCACATCGGTAGTTAGTTCAGAGATTTCAAGCTCTCAGAGCGCATCGGCTTCGGAGAGCGAGACAATTCCAGATTCGTCTAGCGCTGAAGTGGCGAGTAGCAGTTCAGTTGCGAGCGTGTCAGCTTCGAGCGAAAGTATTTCGGAGCCTAAAAATACAAATATAACGGCTGACACGAATGAAGAGTTCGCTGCAATTTTAGCGGCATCTAGTATGTATGATGAGTCAATTGAAAAATTTGCGAAAAAATATTCGTATAGTACGATTGAATTTGATGGTTGTATAACCTATATAACAAATCACGATGATTATGATACCCGGTATGATTTGCTTTTGTCTGCTGGCGACTACGTAGATGAAAATACCCAAAACCCAGGGCCAAACTTTAAGTTTGAAGATGTTGGAACTCGTGACTTGGGAATCAGCGATTTATTCTTGCCTGATTTCGTAGACATTGGAAGTAATGTGCATGTCGTCGCAAAAGTTCTAGAGTTTGACGATGACACGGGGATTTTCGAACTGGAACCAATATCTTTAGAGGCGAGATAATTTTAAATTACACAAAGACAGAGTTGCTTTCGAGCTTCTCTGTCTTTTCTTTTTCTGTTTTACAGCTTCGCGAAAAAAACATTGACTGTTATGAAGAGAGAGGATAAAATGGCCATTTTTGAATAGACACTCTCTTTTGCATTTTAATGAAGTGAAAGGAGGCCCAAGATGGCTAGGAGTTCTAGGCTCGAAAGTGGATTTCAAGATGGTCTGATTCAGCGTTTAAAAAATATGTTCCCTGGCTGCATGGTCTTTAAAATGGATCAAATACAAGGGCTTCCTGATCTGTTGGTCTTGTATCAAGATAAGTGGGCGTCCTTAGAATGCAAAAAATCTGCGAATGCTGCAAAACAACCCAATCAGGAATATTACGTAGATCTGATGGACAACATGTCCTTCTCAAGATTTGTTTATCCTGAGAATAAGGAGGAAGTGTTAAGTGAACTTCAATCGGCATTTCGAACTTGAAGGGCTGCATGCTTTTCTTGGGCCGAGTAAATATCATTGGCTCAATTACAGCGAAGAGAAAATGGCTGACTCATATTTGAATTTTCTGGCGGCACAGAGAGGAACAGAACTGCATGCGTTCGCTGCGCAATGCATTCGACTGGGACAGAAATTACCAAAATCACAAAAAACACTCAACATGTATGTAAACGATGCAATTGGCTTTCGGATGACTCCCGAGCAACCGCTATTCTATTCGGAAAATTGTTTTGGGACCGCGGATGCCATTTCGTTTCGAAAAGACATACTTAGAATTCATGACTATAAGTCCGGAGCGATTCCGGCCCACATTGAGCAGCTTGAAATATACGCTGCTCTTTTTTGTTTGGAATATCGTGTGAAGCCGACTGATATTGAAACTGAGCTTCGCATTTATCAAAGCGATGATATTCTGTGTCACAATCCGACTGCGGATGATATTTCGGCAATTATGAATAAGATTATCGTTTCTGATAAAATCATCAAGAAAATTAAAGAACGGGAGAGCTAAGCCATGAATTCTATTGCTGAAGATATTTTGATGCATTACGGCACACCGAGACATTCGGGTCGCTATCCTTGGGGCTCTGGCGATGATCCTTACCAGCATAGTGGAGACTTTTTGAGCCGCATTGAAGAGCTGAAAAGCAAAGGACTTACCGAAACCGAAATCGCTAAAGCAATGGGAATGTCTACGACTCAATATCGTGCGCAGAAATCCTTGGCGAAGGATGAACGACGCGCATTAGATGTTGCACAGGCAAAGTCTCTTCGGGAAGACGGTCTAAGCCTGAATGAAATTGCGAGGGAGATGGGCTTTGCCAATGATTCTTCTGTTCGCTCATTGCTGAACGAACGTTCTGAAGCTCGGATGAATCAAGCGAAGAAGACTGCGGAATTTCTGAAAGAGCAGATAGCGGAAAAAGGGATGATCGATGTTGGCACGGGTGTTGAACGTGAACTTGGAATCTCAAAAGAGAAGCTAAAAGAAGCTTTGGCGATCCTCGAAGCAGAAGGATATCCAGTATACGGCGGGAGAATCCAGCAGGCCACGAATCCTGGAAAACATACAACTCTTCAGGTGGTTTGTCCTCCGGGTACGGAGCATAAGGAAATATACGACTACGACAATATTCATTCTGTGAAAGATTATATTTCTTATGATGATGGTGAATCGTTCAGAAAAAGTTTCGTATATCCTGAAAGCATGGATTCCAGCCGGCTGAAAATCCGGTATGCGGAAGACGGGGGGATCGATAAAGACGGCGTCATCGAAATTCGCAGAGGCGTTGAGGATCTTTCTCTTGGAGAATCTCATTATGCACAAGTTCGAATTCTCGTTGACGGAAATCGGTATCTTAAAGGGATGGCCGTATATTCTGACGATTTGCCTGATGGTGTGGATGTCGTGTTCAATACGAACAAAAAACAAGGAACTCCGACAGGAGACGTTCTGAAGAAAATTACCAATGATCCCGAAAATCCGTTTGGCTCACTCATTAAAGAGCATGGAGGTCAAAGCTATTACGACGATCCGAATGGTAAGTACACCGATCCGGTAACAGGAAAGAAACAGTCGCTTTCTTTAATCAATAAGCGCGCTGAAGAGGGGGACTGGGGTGAATGGAGTGACCATCTTCCGTCACAATTTCTCTCCAAGCAAAGTATGACACTCATCAATAAGCAGCTCGACTTAGCGACCAAAGACAAGTTTGCGGAGTTTGATGAAATATGTTCTTTAACAAACCCGACTGTAAAAAAGGCCCTTCTCAAGTCTTTCGCTGATGATTGTGACTCCGCAGCCGTCCATTTACAGGCAGCAGCATTACCGCGTCAAAAGTATCAGGTTATCTTGCCCGTTACAGATATGAAGGACGATGAGGTGTACGCACCAAACTACAAAAACGGTGAAAAAGTCGCTCTTATCCGCTATCCACATGGCGGAACTTTCGAAATACCGATTTTAACAGTAAACAATAAGCAACCAACAGCTAAAAGAATGTTGGACAATGCTCTTGATGCGATTGGTATTAACAGTAAAGTTGCAGAGCGTCTATCTGGAGCTGATTTCGACGGCGACACTGTTATGGTCATACCCACCGGTGGAAAGGTTAAGGTTACATCGACGCCGCCGCTAAAGGGTTTGGAGGGCTTTGACCCAAAGCTTGAATATGGCGGTAAAAAAGAGGGAACCTTTAAGCCCATGAAAAACACGCAAACTGAAATGGGAAAGATTTCAAACCTCATTACCGACATGACTTTGAAAGGTGCTACTCAGGATGAGCTTGCTCGTGCTGTCCGCCACAGTATGGTAGTGATCGATGCTGAAAAACACAAGCTCGATTACAAACAAAGTGAACGAGATAACGGAATTTCTGCTCTTAAGAAAAAGTATCAGGGAACAGTTGATGAGAATGGTCGTTACCATGAAGGTGCTGCGACATTGATCTCTCGTGCTAAATCTGAAACCTCTGTTCTGAAGCGAAAAGGAAGTCCGATCATTGACAAAGAGACAGGTGAGCAGCGCTACAAAGAGGTTTACGAGGAGTACACCGATAAGAACGGCAAAGTTAAGGTTCGTACTCAGGCCAGCACAAAGATGGCTGAAACCAAAGATGCCAGAACGCTTTCCTCCGGTACTCCACAGGAAGAAGCATATGCTGATTATGCCAACAACATGAAATCTCTAGCCAACCGTGCACGCAGAGAGATGATGAATACCGGCAAGATTGCGTACTCTGCTTCTGCTAAGAGAACGTATCAGGCAGAGGTAGACTCCCTGGAGGCTAAGCTGAATGTTGCTTTAAAGAATGCACCTCGTGAACGTCAGGCTCAGATTCTTGCTAATGCTGCTGTAAAAGCTAAAAAGCAGGAGAATCCGGACATGACCAAGGGGGAGATTAAAAAAGCGAACCAGCAGGCCCTCACGGCCGCACGAAATTCGGTAGGCGCTAAACGTGAACCCATCCTGATAACCGATCGTGAATGGGAGGCCATACAGGCCGGCGCTATCAGCGAGAACCGATTGACACAAATCATCAACAATGTAGATACCGATAAGCTCAGACAACGTGCAACACCTAGAGCAACAACAACGCTTAGCTCTGCAAAGGTCAATAAGATTGCATCTATGAACGCATCTGGTTACACGACTGCTGAGATTGCAGAAGCTCTTGGCGTATCAGCATCTACAGTGTCAAAATACTTGAACTGAAAGGAGTGAACCAAGTATTATGGCAAGTAAATGTATGCTTACAACGTTTGACAATCCGTACAATCCTTTTGATGAGTTCACTTCGTGGTTCATGTTCGATGAGGAAAAAGGTTATCATTCGTGTGCTTACTTAGGAAGAATCGCAAAGACATCTGAACAGCTTTCAGATGAGGAAAATGCACAAGAGATTGAGCGTGCGATTGATGAAATCATTAAGTATGATTTTCAAAACATTTATAAAAAAGTGAAACAGTAGTTTATTTGTGGTCGCGGTGATGAGCCTTAGAGGTATAGGGGGGGGGACGCTAAAAACGCACCCCCTCCGTCATCGCGGCCCTCCTCAAAAATTCCCCGGAGGAACTTTTTTGAAAAAGGCTTCTGGAGCAGGGCAGCATTTAATCGAGCTCATAAGGCTTATTCGCTTCGACGGACACTTTCACGCTTTCTTTTTACCTCCAGATTTTCTCCTTTCAGTGAAACAGAGATTCCGGCGGTCTTATGAGCTCGCTTAAATGCTGTATAAAAGTACAACAAAAGTTAGCATGATTATTACAAAATCTATCAGAGAGGGGGCAGTAACAGGTGAAAAAAATACATGCGGAAAGTAATTCGTCAACAACAAAACGTATTCGCCCGGCTTTGACGCCTGAGGCCAGACAAAACCAGCTTATATCTTTGGCCATTGATTTGGTCGAGAAACGTTTGATAGAAGGAACTGCTTCTTCTCAAGAAACTACGCATTTTTTAAAACTGGCATCCACGAAAGCTCACTTAGAGGAACAGATTCTCGAAAAGCAAAAAGATTTGATTGAGGCAAAAACCAAATCCTTGCAATCCACAGAGCGAATCGAAGAGCTTTACAAAGAAGCGATGAGCGCTTTCCGGAGGTACAGCGGGAGTGGTGAAAGCGATGAAGTTTAAAACATATTCGGAATTGTCACAGCTTCTTTCTTTCGAAGAGCGCTATCAATATTTACGTTTGTGTGGAAAGGTTGGAGAGGATACTTTTGGCTTTGACCGATATCTAAATCAGGAGTTCTACAAAACAGATGAGTGGCGGGCAATTAGAGATGTTGTAATCATTCGAGACAATGGTTGTGACCTCGGTGTAGACGATAGGCAAATAGGTGGCCGCATCCTGGTTCACCATATGAACCCTATTACCAAAGAAGACATTTTGTACAGAAGCAAAATGCTTCTTGACCCAGAATATTTGATTTGCACGACTGACAATACTCATAAGGCGATTCACTATGGGGACGAGAATCTTTTAATTAAGAATCCAATTGAGCGTAGACCAAACGATACATGCCCATGGAGGCACTAAGAGGAGGAATTTTAGGTGAACACAGTTACCATTGGAATTGTTACTGACTGCCTTTCCCTGAGCATTCGAGAAGAGCCGGATTCAGATGGCAAGGTTATCGGTACGGTTGATGCCCTTTCAGAACTGATGATCGACGAGGGTGCGTCAAACGAGGATTTTTACAAAGTATGTACTGAAGCAGGCGTAGAAGGATTTTGCAGTAAACGATATGTTGCAGTTAGGCCGAAAGGGTGACAAAGATGATAAGCATACTCAATACAATAAAAAAGCTTCTTGGTCCGACAGAGGTCTATGACCATTTCGATACTGACATTATTGTGCATATCAATTCTGCCTTTTCTAGTCTAACGCAACTCGGAGTAGGCCCGCAGGACGGTTTCTTTATAAAAGATGAGACGGATTTATGGACGGATTTCATTCAAGACGACAAACGATTGGAATTTGTAAAAACATACATATATCTCAAAGTGAAGCTCGTGTTCGATCCACCCCTTAGCTCTTCTGTCCTTGACGCGATGAACCGCCAAATCAATGAACTGGAATGGCGATTGAATGTAGCGGTTGATTCAGGGACGAGGAGGGATTAGGATGTGGAAATATGCTCGCGCTCGCACGGATGAACTTTTTCACTATGGCGTGAAGGGAATGAAATGGGGTGTACGGCGAACGCCGGAGCAACTCGGTCATTCTCCGAAGGTTGCAAAGGCCGGCAAACGTGTTATACTTAAAGAGAAATCCAGCGGTGGTGAGAAAGGGCTTAAAACGCAGCCATCGTCTGCTCTTAGAAAAGGAATTCGAAGTTTGGAGAAACGGGTTGAGGACCATTATAAAAAGGTTCAGGCACCTGAAAAATACTGTAAAGATTGGGACTCTTATACAGAGCGAGCAAAGTCAGGTCTTATAAAACACTGGAAGCAAGAAATTGACAATTTCAATGACTCCATCAGCAATCGAATTGATGAACTAAAAAAGCGAGGTGAAAATTATGAATAACGATATTTTTAATCATATTATTAACCGCCTATTGAGCAACGCTAATGACGCACTAAAGGATGCGCAAGCTAATGATAAAGATGAATTCTACGTTGGAAAAAAACTAGCTTATTATGAGGTCTTGGATACAATAAAAAATGACCTCATAATCGCAGAATATGATTTACAAGAATGCGGCCTTGATATTGACTTGGATAACGATTACTTGTAAATTGTAAAGATTCAATTGGGAGAACAACTTTTTCGATGGATAGGAAAACGGGGAAACCGTTGTTAACCGTCTCCCCGTTTCTTGGGCTTGTCAGGCACATGCCAGCAGCCGTTTAAGGTCCACTTTGAGCGAAGCGGTCCCTTTGCTGATGTGCAGCTCGGCAATATCGTCTGCGAACAGACGGACTATCACAACAAGAAGCTTTTTCAGTGTTTGAAAAAATTTCTCGCCCATACTCCTTTCACCTCCTATCCATCGAAAAGTTGCTCTCCTTTCACTTGCCATTCTACGATAGTCGTCGAAAAAACACAATATTCATTTTTATGCCAGGGGCTGTGGAAACACGGCCTCTTTTTAATGCACAAAATAGGTGGTGAAAATTCAAAATGGAGAACGAACTTTATCATTACGGTGTCCTAGGTATGAAGTGGGGAGTTCGGAGAACGCCGGCACAGCTTGCAAAGGCGAATGGGAAGGCTAAGCGAAAATCCGAAGACAATGCGAAGAAATCTGATATGAAAAAGGCGGTCAAATCCAGAAGAACGCTCAGCGACGCTGACCTGAAAAAGCGGATTGAGCGGATTAAGATGGAAAAGCAGCTAAAGGACTTAACTGCAGAGGAGATTTCTCCAGGTAAAAAATTTGTTTCAGAGGTTCTTTCTTCCAGCGGGAAAAAAGTTGCGACAGCGCTGGTTACCGGGGCCGTTTTGTACGGAACAAAAGCAGCATTGACAAATCAGTTCGATATTAAAGAATTGGCTGGTTACATGACACCAAAACCGAAGAATAAGTGAAGAAAAATTTGATGGAGGACTTAATTCTATGCGGACTTATAATCAAACCGACTATCTGGCTCATTACGGTGTCCTCGGCATGAAGTGGGGCGTTCGACGCAAGACAAACAATTCGAATTTTTCCGGAAGGGCAAAAAGTGGAGGCATTATCAAAAAAATCAAAAGATTCTACTCGGAAGATAGCGTTTCAGACGAGACATTAAAGTCCGCTCGCAAGGCACAGCGAGAGGCGAACAAAGAGGACTTAGCGACGACCAAGGCCGCCCTTCAGTACCAAAATGCTGAGCTTGCAAAGGCTCGTGCTGATAAGAAATTAAAAACCATGATGCAACCATGGGCGGATACTTCTGACGATGACCAGAAAATTGAAAAACTGAAAAACACTATTAAAGATCTGAAGGATGAGGAAAAGTATTACGAAAAAATAAAAGTCAACGAGATTGTAACTAAAAAGTCTATTGCAGACGGGCGAAAATATGCAACAGCCCTCCTTGCTGGAATAGGTGCTTTAAGTGTTGCCTCTATTGCAGTGTTAAAGTCTTAATCATATAAAAGAAAAACTTTCAACGGAGGAAAAATTCAAGTAAGAGAGAAAAAGGGAAGCTGCTTGTAACAGCCTCCCTTGGGGTTATGTCCCAAAATATTTTTTGACATACTGTTTGCCGCGTTCAACATCACGCAAGTTAATGGACTGAATTGGGCGATGCAGAAAATGCAGCAATGCGGCAGTGCCATACACACGTTTTCCGTGCTGGCTAACGTAACCGCATTTTTCGATTAACATTACTAATCGACGGTCAATCATTCGAAACCTTCTCTCTTACTTGAATTTTTCCTCCGTTTTTCTTCTTTACGATTCTTATTATGGCTAAATTTTATTCCGAGTCAATAACAAGGTGGTTACAATATGGCATTGTCAAACACGGCCGTCCCGAAATACTACGGCATGTTTCGAGATGCCGTAATCCGTGGCGAGATTCCGGTAAACAAAGAAATTTCGATGGAGATGAATCGAATCGACGACTTGATTGCAAATCCCGGAGTTTACTATGACGACAGGGCAGTAGAGGGGTTCATCGATTATTGCGAAAGCGAACTCACACTTACCGATGGAGCGGACTTAAATCTTCTCGATACATTTAAACTGTGGGCCGAGCAGATTTTTGGATGGTATTACTTTGTTGAGCGCAGCGTTTATGAGCCCTATGAGGATGGTTATGGCGGTCATTACATAACCAAAAAAGTCAGGAAACGTTTGATCAATAAGCAATACCTAATTGTCGCCCGTGGCGCAGCGAAATCGATGTACGGTTCTTGCCTCCAAAACTTTTTTCTCAATGTGGACGCAACCACAACGCACCAGATTACTACGGCTCCGACAATGAAACAGGCCGAAGAGGTTTTGTCTCCGATTCGCACCTCAATCACTCGTGCAAGAGGCCCATACTTCAAATTCTTGACAGAGGGGTCTTTACAGAATACGACAGGCTCTAAAGCAAACCGCGTAAAACTTTCTCCAACCAAAAAGGGTATCGAGAATTTTTTGACGGGTTCGTTGTTGGAGATAAGACCAATGCGAATCGATAAGCTTCAGGGATTGCAAATCAAAGTTGCGACGGTAGACGAATGGCTTTCGGGGGACATTCGAGAGGATGTAATCGGTGCAATAGAGCAGGGCGCTTCGAAGGTCGACGACTATCTCATCGTTGCGATCAGTTCTGAAGGGACAGTTCGTAATGGTGCCGGCGATACAATCAAAATGGAGTTGATGGACATTCTCAAAGGGGATTACATCAACCCGCACGTATCGATTTGGTGGTATAAGCTCGATTCAATTGACGAAGTTTCAGATCCGGCGATGTGGGTAAAAGCGCAGCCTAACATTGGTAAGACTGTTAGCTATGAGACGTATCAATTGGATGTGGAGCGTGCCGAAAAAGCACCGGCTGCGCGAAATGATATTCTTGCAAAAAGGTTCGGTCTGCCGATGGAAGGTTATACTTATTACTTTACCTATGAGGAGACACTTCCACACCGCAAGCGTTCGTATTGGCAGATGGCATGTTCTCTTGGCGCAGACCTTTCTCAGGGCGATGACTTCTGTGCCTTTACCTTCCTTTTCCCTTTATCCAATGGTGCTTTTGGAATAAAGACAAGGAACTATATCACCTCGTCTACTCTAATGAAACTCCCGGCGGCAATGCGAATCAAGTATGATCAGTTCATGCAAGAAGGCAGTTTGATTGTCCTTGAGGGAACAGTCTTGGACATGATGCAGGTCTACGATGATCTGGACAACTATATCACGGATTGTGGATACGACGTGCGTTGCTTTGGATACGATCCTTACAATGCAAGGGAGTTTGTTGACAGGTGGGCATCAGAGAACGGCCCCTTTGGAATTGAAAAAGTAATCCAAGGTGCAAAAACGGAATCCGTTCCTTTGGGAGAGCTGAAAAAGCTTTCTGAGGAGCGGATGCTTTTGTTTGACGAGGATTTGATGACTTTTGCAATGGGGAACTGCATTACGTTGGAAGACACAAATGGAAACAGGAAACTTTTAAAGAAGCGATATGAGCAGAAAATCGACGCTGTTGCAGCTATGATGGATGCCTATATTGCCTATAAAGCCAACAAAGATGCTTTTGAATAATCGCATTCGTTGGTTAGTTTAAACTAACTGTTTAAAAGGCGGTGAACATTCAAAATGGACATGTCTATGGGTTCCAGGTTTAAACGAGCCTGGAACACTTTTTTTAACAGAGATCCTACGCACTCTTACAACGATACCGGACCCGGATACTTCTACCGTCCGGACCGTACTCGTTTCAGCCGGGGTAATGAGCGTTCAATTGTTACTTCTGTTTACAATCGAATCAGCTTAGACGGTGCAGCTATTTCTATTCAACATGTTCGACTGGATGAAAACGAGCGATATATTTCAAACGTTTCATCCAAGCTGAACAACTGCTTGACACTGGAAGCAAACCTCGACCAAACGGCACGAGCTTTTCGACAAGACGTAATCATGTCGATGCTCGACGAGGGCTGTATCGCTATTGTTCCAGTAGAAACGACCGATAATCCGGAAGAAACCGGGGGCTATGACATCCTGTCTATGCGTGTCGGCAAAATTCTTGAATGGTATCCACAGCATGTCAAAGTTCGTGTGTACAACGAATGGACAGGGGAGAAGCAAGACATTACAGTTCCGAAAAGCACGGTTGCAATTGTAGAAAACCCTTTGTACGCCGTTATCAATGAGCCCAATTCTACAATGCAGCGGCTTATTCGGAAACTCAATTTGTTGGATGTCGTTGATGAACAAAGCAGCTCCGGTAAGTTAGACCTTATCATTCAACTGCCATACGTCATCAAGACTGAAGCAAGGCGTCAACAAGCTGAAAACAGGCGTAAAGATATCGAAAATCAGTTGTCTGGTTCAAAGTATGGAATCGCTTATACCGATGGTACGGAGCGCATTACACAGTTGAATCGTTCAGTGGAAAACAACCTGATGAAGCAGATTGAATTTCTAACGAGCATGCTATACAGCCAGTTGGGAATCACTCAAAGCATTATGGATGGGACTGCTGACGAGAAAACAATGCTGAACTATAACAACAGAACGATAGAGCCTATCGTTTCAGCGATTGTTGATGAAATGAAACGAAAGTTTCTTACAAAAACAGCTCGGTCTCAATCTCAGTCGATCATGTTCTTTACAGATCCGTTCCGTCTGGTGCCGGTTGACAATATTGCAGAAATCGCAGACAAATTCACCCGGAATGAAATCATGACATCGAATGAGTTCAGACAAATCATTGGTATGAAACCGTCTGACGATCCGAGAGCTGACGAACTTAGAAATAAGAATCTCAGCGAACCTGGCGGCGAGAAGACTGAGCAAATAAAAAGCCAGGAGGAAAATCAAAATGGAGAAATATGATTTTAGTGGCTGGGCCACTAGAAACGATTTGGTCTGTTCGGATGGGCGCACCATTCGAAAAGATGCGTTCAAGCACTGCGATGGTAAAACTGTTCCGTTGGTTTGGAACCACAACCATTCCGATCCGGATAATGTTCTTGGTCATGCGCTGCTGGAGAACCGAAACGAAGGCGTTTACGCCTACTGTTCTTTCAACAACACTGAAAACGCAAAAAATATCAAAGAGGCCGTTCGTCATGGCGACGTTCGGTCTCTTTCTATTTTTGCCAATCAGCTGAAGCAGGCCGGCAGCGATGTGATTCACGGCGCTATTCGTGAAGTGAGTCTGGTTCTGGCTGGGGCAAATCCCGGCGCATTTATCGATTCCGTCATGGCTCATGGCGATGGCGTTGAGACTGGCATCATTCTTGGATACGACGAGAACATTATGCTCTATCATTCGGAAGATGCTGCGGACACTTCTGATAAGAAGGAAGAGTCTGCCAAGAGCGAGGAAAAAGAGGAAACCATCGCAGACGTATTTGATACGCTCTCTGAAAAACAGAAAACCGTTGTTTACGCAATGATCGGGCAGGCCATCGAAGACGCAGACAACGAAGAAGATTCGAAAGACGATTCTGAAGGAGGAAACGACACTATGAAACACAATGTATTTGAGCCCGAGGTCAATGAAGATACCAATGTTCTGAGCCACTCCGATCAGGCAAGCATCATTGCCCTTGCAAAATCCAGTAGCGTTGGTACGCTCAAAGATGCTATCGGCATTTATCTCGAAAACAATAAGGATACACTGGCCCATGGTATCGAAAGCATCGAGACTCTGTTCCCGGAGTATAAGGATGTGCGACCGGGCGCTCCGGAGCTGCTGACCGCTGATCAGGGGTGGATCGGTAAAGTCTTGGCCAAAGTGCACAAGAGCCCGATTTCCCGTATCCGTACTCGTCAGGCCGATATTCGTAATATTGAGGCTCTTCGCGCTCAGGGCTATAAGAAAGGTTCCGAGAAGAAATACGTCGGTAATTTCAGCCTGATTCACAGAACGACCGACCCTCAGACGGTTTATGTGAAGTCCAAAATCGATCGTGATGACATCATCGATATTCAGGACTTTGATGTTGTTCAGTATCTGTACGGCATTGACCGTATGAATCTGAACGAAGAGCTGGCTACAGCTATTGTGCTTGGCGACGGTCGCGAAGACGGCGACGAGGGGAAAATCGCCCAGGACAAGATTCGTCCCATTTGGCTTGATGACGAACTCTACACAATTCACGCAGATGTTGATATCGCTGGAATGAAAACATCTCTTCAGGGAACCAACACTGGTGCCAATTTCGGCGATAACTATGTGTATGCCGAAGCGGTTATCCAGTCGCTGCTGTATGCTCGTGAAAAGTATAAAGGCTCCGGTACTCCCGACTTCTACTGCACCCCGCATCTTCTGAATGTCATGCTCTTGGCACGTGATTTGAACGGCCGTCGCATCTATGACAATGTCAATGAACTGCGTGCGGCTCTGAACGTCGGTGAGATCATCACCGCCGAGCAGTTTGAAGGCAAAGTGCGTACTACCAAAGATCAGAAAAAGAAGAAACTGCTTGGCCTGATGTACAACATGGCTGACTATTCTCTCGGTTCGACCAAGGGCGGCGAAATCACCCATTTCACTGATTTCGATATCGACTTCAACCAGCAGAAGAGCTTGCTGGAGACTCGCTGCTCCGGTGCAAACACTCGCGTGATGTCGGCCATTGCTCTGGAAGAGGATGTAACTGATACGGGCGTCGGCGGTTAATTAGTTACAACAGGGAGAAATCAAAATGGCTAAGTTTTACGGAAAAGTCGGTTATGTTGAGACGGTTGAAACACGGCCCGGCGTCTTTACTCAGTCCGTAACGGAGCGTACGTATTGCGGCGATCTCGTTCGAAATAGCCGCAAGTGGCAAACGAGCGGTAATGTCAATGACGATGTAAACGTGAACAACGAAATCAGCATTGTGGCCGATCCGTTCGCTTATGATCATTTCGCTTTCATCCGGTATGTTGAGTACATGGGAGTTCTCTGGAACGTAACAGCCGTCGAAGTTCAAAGACCTAGACTTATTTTAAGCGTGGGAGGCGTATACAATGGCCAGCAGCCTTGACTTGCAGCGAGAGTTTCAAGCTTTATGCAAGAACGTATATTTTCAACCTCCCGAATCGGTGAAACTCTCGTATCCCTGCATCATTTATAAGCGGTCCGCAGGCGATACGAGGTTCGCTGACAACAAAAAATATTCCTATACGGCGGGTTATGATGTAGTGGTTGTTGAGACGGACCCCGATCGGAAGCTGGCGACAGATGTGTATATGCATTTCGTCTACTGCCGAGAGGGGTCTCCTTATGTCTCAAACAACCGTTATCATAGCCCGTTTACTATCTATTTTTAAGGAGGAATAACCACATGGCAAAACTTGTTTGGGACGAAGCCGGGAAACGCCTTTATGAGACCGGTGTTGACCACGGTGTTCTGTATCGATACAACGGAACTGGTGGACCAGGAAAATCCGTTGTTCCGTACTCTGGCGGTGTACCGTGGAATGGCCTGATTACCGTAACAGAGAGTCCGTCTGGTGCAGAGCCTTCCCCACTTTGGGCAGACAACATCAAGTATCTTAACCTGATGAGTGCAGAAGAGTTCGGCGCAACCATCGAGGCGTATACATATCCTGTTGAATTTGCCGTTTGCGACGGCTCTGCGGAAATTGCGCCCGGCGTGATGATTGGCCAGCAGAAACGGGAGACATTCGGCATGTGCTATCGCACCAAGATCGGTAATGACACCGAAGGTGCAGACCATGGCTACAAGCTGCATTTGATTTATGGCTGCCTGGCAGCACCCTCCGAAAAAGGGTACAGCTCGATCAATGACAGTCCCGATGCCATCACTTTCTCGTGGGAAGTCAGCACGACCCCGGTCAACGTAGAGGGCTTCGCGCCTACTGCGTCCTTGACCATTGATTCGACAAAGGTTGCTCCTGAAAAGTTGACTGCATTGGAAGCTATCCTGTACGGTGGCGACGAGGCGGAACCGCGACTGCCGCTTCCTGATGAGGTCGTTGCTCTGGTTGGCGCAGAGGCATAAGTATTTATATTTAGCAGTTGAATGGGGAGCCGTTTGAGTGTTTTTACTCGCGGCTCCCTTCTTTTCTTTTGAAAGGGGAAAACAGAAATGATTAAGAAAACAATTGAGTACGTCGACTATAACGGAACCGAGAGAAGTGAGGATTTTTATTTTAACCTCACGGAAGCAGAGTGTGTAGATTTGGAAATCGGCACCAGTGGAGGCTATACCGAAATGATTCGGAGGATGGTAAATGCCAAAGATCTGGCTGCGCTCATCAAGGTGTTCCGGGAGTTTATTAGCAACGCTTATGGTGTAAAAAGTCCCGATGGCCGCAGATTTATGAAGTCGCCTGAGATTCTTGCCGAGTTTACCGAAACCGAGGCTTTCTCAAAACTGTATATGGAGCTTGCTACAAATGCTGAAGAGGCAGCTGCATTTGTGAATGGCGTTCTACCCAATCGCAAAGTTGAACCTCCGCTGGCGATTGCTCCGAAGGCAAATGGATAAAGAAAATAACAGTGAGAGGGAGAGTACGTATGCTTCAGCTAATTATACCAGATTCTGACGAACTATGGGACGAGAAAAAAGAAGAGTTCGTATACAGGAAAGGTCAAACCCTTCAGTTGGAGCACTCTCTTGTTTCGCTTGCCAAATGGGAATCAAAATGGTGTGTTCCATTTCTTTCGAAAAAGGACAAGACCCTTGAAGAGACCCTGGACTATATAAAATGCATGACCGTTACGCAGAATGTAAATCCGGAAGTTTATCTGAACCTTACACAAGAAAACGTTGATGCGGTAAATGCATACATCAACGCTCCAATGACAGCCACATATTTTTCAGACGAAAAAACAACTGGCCCTAACAACGAGCAAGTGACTTCCGAAATCATCTATTATTGGATGATTGCTTTGAATATACCTCCTGAGTATCAGAAGTGGCATCTTAATCGACTTTTGACGCTTATCAAGGTATGCAACATTAAAAATCAGCCGCCTAAAAAGCACAGCAGAAAGGAAATTATGCGTAGAAACGCAGCTCTGAATGCTGAGCGAAGAAAGCGGTTGGGAACAAAAGGCTGATGATTCAGCGAAGGGAGAAAAACATGGAGAAAAGTATCGGTACGATTGGGGACGCTTATGAGATATTGGCGTCTACTAAACAATTCATTCTGTGTCGTAGTTTGACGGCCAATCCGGTTCACACATACGCGGTGATGCGCTTGGACGAAGACGGACATCCGTTTGACATCCGAGTGAGAGCCGAAAGAGAAGCTGCCGAGCGTGAATTCTGCTCGTGCTGTTTTCCGGGATGGTTTAAGAACGGAGGCACTACAAAAACTGCGTGAGGAGATTTTGTAGATGATAAGTTTCAGACAAAAGGGCGACTTTTCCAAACTAACGAGATTTTTAGAAAAGGCTAAAGAGGCTGTTCGACTTGGTGATCTCGATAAATATGGTCGAGAGGGAGTGGCCGCCCTTGCGTCTGCAACACCTGTTGATTCGGGCCTGACGGCACGGTCGTGGCACTACAAAATTGAGAACCGAAAAGGCTCGGTTGCGATTTCTTTTTACAACTCAAACATTCAAAATGGAGTTCCGATTGCCGTCATTTTACAATACGGCCACGGAACGGGAACTGGCGGCTGGATAGCCGGGAGAGATTACATCAATCCTGCTATCCAGCCTATTTTTGACAAAATTGCAAATGAAGCGTGGAGGGAGGTTACTGCCCTATGAGCAACGTTATCGACCAGAAAGTCGTTGAGATGCGGTTTGACAATAAGCAGTTCGAAAACAATGTTCAAACCAGTTTATCGACACTCGATAGGTTGAAGAAAAGCTTAAATCTGGAAGGGGCAACAAAAGGGCTCGAAAATGTGGATGCGGCAAGTAAAAAGCTGAATTTTTCGGGCTTGAGCAGTGCCGTTGAAACAGTTCAAGCGAAATTTTCTGCCTTCGAGGTCATGGCAGTAACGGCCCTTGCCAACATTACAAACTCTGCAATCAATGCGGGTAAGCAAATGCTTCATTCGCTGACGATAGAGCCGGTATCACAGGGATTTAATGAATACGAACTCAAAATGGGTTCGATTCAGACGATTATGGCGAGCACCGGTGCCTCCCTGGAAGAAGTCAATGGTTACTTAGCAGACTTAAACGAGTATTCCGACAAGACTATTTACTCGTTTGCCGACATGACGCAAAACATTGGTAAATTCACCAATGCCGGCGTCAAGCTCGAAGATGCCGTTCTGGCAATCAAAGGTATCAGCAATGAGGCCGCTGTGTCTGGGGCAAATGCAAATGAAGCATCCCGGGCTATGTATAACTTTGCGCAGGCTTTGTCGGCTGGGCACGTAAAGCTAATTGACTGGAAATCTATCGAAAACGCCAACATGGCAACCGTCGAGTTTAAGAACGAATTACTTAAAGCGGCGGAGGCAGCCGGGACAGTCGAAAAGCAGGCTGATGGCATGTATCGTGTTCTGACCAAAAATAATCAGGGCTCAACGATGGACATGACCATTGATGCCACTAAAAACTTCAATGACAGCTTGAATTATCAGTGGATGACCACGGAAGTGCTGGTTGATACGCTGAAAGATTATGCTGATGAAACAACAGAAATCGGCAAGAAGGCCTTTTCGGCGGCGCAGGATGTAAAGACATTCAGCCAATTGATGGATACGCTCAAAGAAGCGGTTGGCTCTGGTTGGGCCACAACTTGGGAGCTTGTGTTCGGTAATCTCGAAGAAGCCAAAGAACTATGGACCGGTGTAAGCGAAGTTGTAGGAGGATTTATTGAACGGCAGTCGGCCGCTCGAAATACTGTTCTTGCTGCTTGGAATCGATCTGGCGGTAGGCTGGCTCTGATAGAGAGTCTTGAAAATTCCTTTAATGGCATTTTAAGCGTAATTAAACCCGTAAATGAGGCATTTCGAGAGGTGTTTCCTTCTCTAAAAGGATGGCAACTTACGAAATTCACCAAAGATTTACGAGACTTTACGGAGAATTTGAAGCTCAGCGAAGGGGCGGCTACAAAATTAAAAACAACCTTTAAAGGTGTATTTTCACTTTTCGATATTGGCGGAAAAGCGATTTCGGCAATTGTAAAACCGGTTATGAGTTTTCTTACTGGCGGCGCGGTTTCGTCCTTTGGAAACTCGGTTCTTGATGTCACCTCATCGCTTGGCGCATTCTTCATCAAGCTGAATGAGGGGATCGAGAACGGAAACGGCTTTGCGGTTGTCAGCGAGACAATCACAAAAGCACTGAACGGAATATCGGATGCATGCTCATTTGTGCGAGACTCTTTTGGCAATCTTGGAAGTGTGTTTTCGAAAGTCGGAAGCGTAATTTCAACCGTTGCAGGGCACATAAAAGATGCAGTTGTCGGCGCTTTGACATGGATTTCAGAAAACATATCAGCCGGAGATGTGTTTGCGGGCCTTGCAGGCGGCGGGATT